ATACGGGCGCGTTCTGTGTTGTTAGTGGCAAAAAGCAATGGAGCATTAGCGCCGTTGTTTATAGATGCGTCACCACTACTGTTATATTGACCAAAAGAAAAACCACCTCTAGAGCCAGTATATTGATGGACAGCCTGTGAAGTGCCTTTTAAAGTCAATACTCCAGTAGCCGTTGTAGTACCAACTAGCAATTCACCAGCCGCCGTAAGCGTCATTGCTTGGGTGAAAATGATGGTGTTACCTGCTGTGCCTGATGGCGCAATACCCCACGAATGAACGCCAGCAGACTGTTGGTAATAAGAAGCAGGGTTGGTGCTTGAATATTTAAATGTACCTGCTACGAGATTTGTGTTTTGTGTCACAAGATTGGTATTTGCGGAATATCCCCAAAAAGCATTTCCTGCATATCCAACTTCAACAACTTTACCTGTTGAATAAACACTAGGAGTAACACCCACACCAATGTTGCCAGCAGTATCTTTGTAAAACTGGCCAGAACCAATGTTCACAATAGCGGTGCTGCCAGTAAAACCGTTAATTACGGGCGTTGTCAACGTTTTGTTTGTCAGCGTTTCAGTTCCGCTTGTAGTTGACAAAGTGCTATTAACCGCAGGAACGTCTAAGTTAAAAGTCGATGCCGTGTTAGGGCCGACCAGATTAACCTGACCGCCTAATGTTGCTTGAAATACGAGTTGTCCCATGATGTTTCCTTACGGTGCAATGATTAACTGTGAGGCTGTCAATGCCCCTGTGCTTGGGTTGAATTTTAACTTTGTTGACGATGTTGTGGCAGGTAAATTGCCTGTGCTGTTGCTTACAAATGTTGGATAAAACACAGCGTTTGTGCTTGTGTCATCTGTAATCGCAATATTTGTAGCGTTAGTCGCTGTCGTTGCGCTAGTCGCGGTGCTTGCGTTGCCCGTCAAAGCGCCAACAAAAGCAGTTGATGTAACAGAAGTTAGACCAGCAAACGTAGTAACCGTAGCGCCCAAGGCTACAGAAGTTGAACCGATGGTCACGCTTGAGTTAACCAGCGCAGCATTTGGAATAGACGTTAATGACGCACCTGAACCGCTAAACCCTGTGGCCGTTAAAACGCCCGTAGACGGGTTAAATTGGTACTTGGTACTACTGACAAACTCTGTCGTTAAATTGCCTGCTGTAGCGTTTGCAAACAGCGGGTAACGGGTTGCATTGGTAGTTGTGTCATCTGTGACCGTAGCGTAAGAAACTGGTGTTGTCCAAGTAGGCAAACCAGCGCCGCTAGAAGTCAAAACCTGACCGCTTGAGCCTGTAGACCCGTTGACCGATAACGATGTGTTAAACCGCAACGCGGTGAACGTACCAGCCAAAGGCGTTGTGCCGCCAATAACTAGGTTGTCCAAAGTTCCTGCATTGGTAGGGGCAATCTCAACAGAACCCGTACCAGTTGGCTTCATGTGAACATGGCCTGTACCAGTTGGGCTAATGTCAATTTGAGCGTTTGCACCATTCATATTGGTGGAAACATCCAAAGTCAGATTGTTGCCGCCGCCGCTACCCCATTGCAATTGGGCTGTGCCGCTTGCATTGCGTAATGCACCACCTGCGCTATTTGCCGCATCAAAGTAAGGTCCGACAAACTTTGTCGTTGCCGTGATCGTTGTGCCTCTGACCGTGTTTGCAGTCGTTCCACCAATAGCGGGTGGCGCAGACAGATCAAGTGAGCCGCCAAGCGTGATTGTTCCGCTTGTGGTAATTGGCCCACCCGTCAAAGTAAGGCCGCTAACTGTGCCGCTTGTAGAAATGCTAGTAACAGTTCCTGTTGTTGGCGTAGACCAGGCTGGCAAACCAGATGCCAAAGTCAACACTTGACCATTAGAGCCAGCCGCTAGAAATGTAGTTGAACCAGTAGCGGCTTGATAAGGCAAAGACCCAACGTTGCCGCCAGCAATATTGGTTGCAGTTGTTGCGTTTGTGGCATTTACTGCATTTGTGGCGTTAGTCGCGTTTGTAGCATTTGTCGCATTAGTTGCAGTTGTCGCTGTGGCAGCATTTCCGCTAATTGACCCACTAATTACGTTAGTAACGGTCAAACTATCTGATGCCAACGTGGTAAACGCACCCGTTGACGGCGCTATGTTTCCAATAGGCGTACCGTTCAACGCTGTGATTGTGATTGAAACACCGCTAATGCTACCGCCCGTGATCTGAGCGTTGCTGGTGTTCATCTGCGAAAAAGTACCAACCGCAGGCGTAGTGCCACCAATAACAGAACTATTAATAGTGCTGCTAGTAATGATTGCGTTTGTGATCGTGTCAGAACTTAAAGGCGGGGAAAAGAATTCTCCACCTGGACCCACCAAGCCAATGCAAATGCCATTAACGTCAAAAATAGCCTGAACAGGAACGATGTTCGTTGTTACTGTTTTTGCTACTGCGTTAGTCATTTTTTACCTTAGTAGGTCAATTACCAGCCAAACCAAGCAATGCTTAAATTTGGCTGGCAATATTTTAGCTTTGATCGCCAACGGGTGTGACGTACAAAATAGACGGACCAGCGGCAGAACCGATAGCACGAACATAGAAAGGGGCTGCGGGAACAGCCAAGATAACTGGTCTTGTCATTAGTGCTGGCAAAACATAGTCACCTTCTGTAGAGCCTGCAACTGGAAACACAGCCGCACCAACAGCAGAGTCACCAAATTTCACCGCAACAGGCACAGCGCCTGTATTTAGGACAGAAACAAAGTTAACTTGGTCGTTGGTGTAGCCTGCTTTAATCAGCAAGGCAGCAGATGATGTAGCCGTCAGGGAAATAGCTTGTGTATTTCCCGCAACGCGCAAAACAGATGTAGCAGCCATGATTAGACAGCAGTTACAGGCAATGGACCTTCAGCGCGAACGATCTGGATGTTGTAAACACCAGCAGTAGGCACAACGCCAGCAGCAGTCAAGTTGCCAAACTGAATGGTCAAAACGTTAGCGGTCAAGCAATCAGCTTGTGCGATAACGATGCCAGCAATTTGAGCCACGTTCATACCGATGACAGTCACAAGGTCAGTTGTTAGCAAGCCAGGAATAGAGAAAGTCTGTGCGGCAGTTGTGTTAGCAGCAACAGAAACTGGTGTCAGGCTTGGTGCAATGTAGAAAGTCGAGAGAGAATTTCCACGGGCAATGGTGGTAGAAGGCATGATGATTCCTTACAAAAGAACGATTTGATTGTACGATAAAAAAAGAAAAGGCCACCCCTTTTGAGGATGGCCCGTCCTTGTTTTGCTCAAATTACCAAGACAACAATGGTGATGTTGCGTTTGAGCCAGTCGAGGTGCTTGGGCGCTGCACAGACACCAAGTAAGTGCCAGCGGCAGGAGTCACGCTCGCTGCGGTTGGGTTTACAAAGCGAATGGTCAACTGGTCAGCAGCAGAAACGTAAGCGTCAAGAACGCCAACGCCAGCAGTCTGAGCGCCGTTAAAAGCCACAGAAACATAGTCACCAACTGCCAAGCCAATGCCAGTATTGGCAAAGTTTTGGGCTGCGGTGGTGATGGTTGCAACTGCTGCGGGGGTCAAGGAGAGAGAGAACACGCCACCCTTGACAACGTTTGTCATTGGGGCAAACGATTCTTGGGTTACGGTGGTTGCTGGTCCTGGATTAGCCATGATAAGTCCTTAAAAATTGATTTAAATAACGGGGGTTTTTACGCCCCCATCAGGTTTAGGCTGCAACGCGGCAAGCCAATTCAGGGTACAGAGGAGCCCAACCATACAACACATCCAAACGGGTTGGGATGCTGTCGTTGTTGATTGTGTACTGACGCACCACACGCATCGACAAGCCGATTTCTTTATCAGAAGCGCGGCCAGCAAAATGCACACCTTCAGGCAATTCCAGATCGGCTACTGCCAAAGTGAAAGCGTTTTTGTGCATGATGATGTTTTGTGGAGACACAACACCTGTGCTGTTGAACTGGGTCACAGCGGCAGAAGCAGAAGTAGTCGGGATAGACACGTTCTGGAACTGGCCAGCAGTAATCACAGCAGGAGACACAACCACGTTGCCAGAAGCGCCAGAAGCGATAGCAACAGTAGTTTTCACCACGAAGTTACGCAGGCGGTTAGAGCCGTAGGCTTGACGGTTTTGTGGGTTAACAGCAAACACACCAGCGATAGTGAACACGTCACCAGCGTTCAGGTTCAAAGTACCTGTGTTGGCGGCGGTCAAGCTGATAGTGGAGCTGGAAGCCCAACCAGAAGTCAAGAAGCCTGTGCCAGTTGTGGTGTTCACAGAAGCGGTCACGGTGGTGGTGCTGTTAGCGCCAAACACTTGCGACACAACGTTCTGGTCCATTTTCCACTTCATACCAGCGCTGTCAGTACCCATCATGCCTTTTTCGTATTGGTCGCTGATCTTTTGAACAGGAGCAAACAAACCTTTCAAGCTGTCCACAATAGTGGCAGATGTGAAGGGCTCAACGATACATGAGCGGCGACCATCGCGGGGTGCGCCTTCGCTGTCGAGATAAGCGCCAGCAGTCAGATAAGTGA